CATCTGCGTCTGCTAATAAAGTTGTTCTGAATCCGTCAAATTCACCAGCGTTAGCGTTTGTACCATTCCAAATGTTTTGTTCCATTTTCTGTGCTACTTTGTCAGATGCGTGTGCAATTAAAAAGTCAGCAAATGATGGAGGTAAATTATCATACGCAGAGAATCCCATTTGTACTGCATCCCAGTCTGATCTAAAGTCTTTCTTACATAATTGTAAGTTTACTTGAAACTCCTCTGGAGTTAAGATTCTTTCAGTTAAAGTTAATGTTGAAGTAGGATCAAAGTCACAAGTCGCGTCTTTAACTAGATCGTTTGTAGCTACTTTTTTCATTACTTCCTTTAATTTAATATTTGGCTTGATAGTAATTAAGTTTTCAGCCAAAGTTTTCCCAGATAGTAAAGCAGCAGATACATATTTACCTGCAAATTCACCAGCGTAGGTTGTTGTTATGTTAGTTGTTGTTGCCATTTTTTATTTATTAATTATTATTATTATAGTTCTCCGACTGTTATTGATGAAGCTGCATTACCATTTCCAAATAAGAAAAAGCTTGTACCATCAGAAGAAATCTCAATGAAATCTCCAACGCTTTCTGCATCATCTTCAAATGTTACTCTATCTGTTGCATCAGACTCAACTATTGCACCGTTTACAATCACACCACCATTTAGAGTATCTCTATTATCTGCTGGAGTCTGTACTACAGTATCAGTTGAAAAAGCTGCTGCTACGATAAACTTAACGTTAAATCCTGCGTGTGGAGCAGGTAATGTTACAGTGTAACCTGTACCACTAATTAAATATGTACGACCTGAATCAGCTGCTGTTAATGTAGTTGCTGCCGTTAAAGTCTCCATTTTAGGAAATATCCTAGTTACATCATTTGATATTGTTGTTGCCATTTTTATTATTATTTATTATTATTTTGCTAATCTTTGTAAAACTCTAGCGTATGTAGTGTTTTGATTGTTGTTAGAAAAAACGTTACCCATTTTTGTACTAACTTCGTTTTCTGGTGAATGTGAGATACCTTCAGCTGGTTCTTCAGAAGATAATTCTTCTGGTACTTCAGCTTTGACTTCTTCTTTTGCTTCAACCATTCCTTTTAATTTTTCTACCATAGATTTAAGCTCTGCCATTTCTTCTTTAGTGGCATACTTCTCCATACCATCTTCATATTCTTTATGATCTGGTGTATGTTTCATTTCGCTTTCTTCTTGTAGTTCTTCAGCTTCCTGTGCAGGAGCTTCTTGCTTAACTTCCTCACTAGCTTCTACGATAGTTTCAGCTTGAGGAGCTTCTTCTTTTAACTCTACGTCATTGAAGTTTTCTTCTTCCTTCTCTGCTGTAGATAAAAGAACGTCTTTGATCTTTGTTACAATTTCACTTGCTTTCATAACTTATATATGTATTTATATAAATTACTTATAAAAAATATGTTGTTGTATTTTTAAACTTTGCCAATACCCTGTGCTTCCAAAGTACCGTCACAGCATTTTGTAGAGTAAGTTCTGCCATCAGGACAAAGACAACCTCTGCTTTTAGTTCTGGGAGAACTTTTGCTTACAGTTGCATTTTTTCTTCTTTTATATTTCATTTACTTGACTTTGGATGTTTAGAGGGAAGAATGTCGTTGTCAGTTACATATTTAGCATTTTGTGGTCTTCCGTTCTTCACTAAATACAAAAACGCATTGACTCGTGCAAATGCCCATTGAGAAGGACTATTTACTCTTGGAGAGCTACTCCTGTTAAATGCACCAAGACCTCTTTGGAAGACCGAAGCTAACATACCGACTGTAACACCATAACCTAATTTTTCTTTATATCTTTTGTTAAAGTCATCAGCTTTTTTCTGTAATGTCTTTCTATCTTTTGCAGATACTTTTGCTCCTCTTTTACCCTTAGCTGTACCCCTAGCTGTACCCTTACCTTTAGGGTTTCTATTAGGTGTGTCTGATGCTGGTGCCTTTGGTGATTTTCTTATACCACCTCTTGGTCCTACCTCTGCAAGTGCGTGTTGCTTACAAGGCATATACCAAGTCTGATTTTCAAACTCGTGTTCGTGTATGCCTTCACATCCAATATCTCCTGCTATTTTTTCTGCTTGTTCTTTCGAAGCATATGCAAGTCTATCCATAATTATTGCAAAATCATCATTTACTTTTTCAGAATATAAATCTACAGATAACTCATCTAATCCTTTAAGTTTAGATTCTACCCAGTTAAACATAGATTTACCACCCCATAATAAATATGATATAGTTCCACAAGCTTCATTATCTCCTTCTTTATAATAAGTTTCTGCTCTAGATAAAAATGAGTATATGCGTTTAAGAGTTGGTAATGTAAAGTTTTCTCCTCTTTCTAATTGTCTTGCTCTTGTTTTACCAACAGCAGTAGCACATTTATTGTTGACAGCCTTATTATATTTAATACCTCGTATTGCATTGTTTTTTGCAGACTCTGGATAATCTCCGTAAGATTCTAATTCTACTTCTTCTGTTAGTGCAGCAAGAACTTCTCTTAATTCATATTCTGCGTTTAGTTCGTCTATTTCTTCTTTAATACTTTCTTTCGGTCTTTCGAGTCCATCAGCAAAGTATCCTTCTATAGAAAAACCTTTTACTTCTCCTTCTTTAACTGCTTGCCATACATTATCATTTAACACTTTCATAGAAACCATCCAAGTTCCTTTTGGTAGATCAAATCCATAAGCAGCAGCTTTATCTTTCTTTGGATCTTCTATAAGCCAAGATTCTACAACTGACATATCTTTCAAATCAAAAGTATGTTCAAATGTAGAGTTTTGATGTTTATTTTTTATAAAGAATAATTCAGATGCTTTTCTAACAGTATCTTCTGAAAAATATATGTAATAATTGTGGTCGTCATCTGCTCCCTTTCTAAATATCTTTTTGTTTGGTATAAGAGCAGGACCCATCAATATTCTTTTCTCTGCATCAACCTCTGCAAGTCTTACTTCATTGTGTTCTTTTAGTGCAATAAATTCTTCTTCTATAGCTGGATTTTCAACTATTGATATTGCTTGAATACCACTAATTTCATTTTGATCGTCTATGATTAGTTCTATAATCTTTTCCATATCTAAATAACCTTATTGAGTTTATTCTGTTTCATTATCCGAGTGATGCTCCTTCAATCGTACTGCGTTCAAGTTCCTGTGCCGTTGTTACGTCTGATGCTACAACAAATGCTTTTACAGGTCTATCTTCTGCACCTGCAATTGTCTGTGCTAACTGACTTGTTTGTGTAGCACCTACTACATTAAATGCAGGAGCTTGTATTTGTGGTGCTGCACCACCTCCACCACCAGATACAGCTAATGATTGACTTGATAGTGCTTGTATTTCTTGTTGTGCTTTTTTACGTGCAGATATAATAGTTGCAATTACACCACCAATAGAAGCTGCATAAGCTGCTATACCAACAGGACCTAATTGTTTCAAAAACTCACCTATAGACATAGTAGCTTTAGTTATAGCTCCAGTACCATCAACCATTACCGTTGTCATTGCGTTTTGTAACTGCAAACCTATTTTAGCAAGCTCCATAGCCATTTCAATTTGCATCATATCTCTCTGAAATTTTATTTGCTTTGTTCTTACTTTTCTTGTTTGCTCGTCATTTTTCTTTAATAACCTATCTTTTTCCTCTGACGTTAAATTATCATTTTGTAATATAACATCTCTTTCAGTATCTAATCTTTTAATTTGTGCAGCAAAAGCTTGCATTTGTACTACTGATAATTTTTTTACCTGTGATGTTATTATAGATGACAACTCCTCTCTTTTTTTTAGTTCTGCATTTAATCTATCTATTTCGTTATCGTGTAATTCTTGTTTAAAATCATCAACAGCTTTTCTACCATCTAATTGTCTTTGCAAGCTATCAAAAATTGTATCTTCTTCTTTTTTAGTAAATTCAGCTGCTATTTTTAATCTTTTAGATCTTTTAGTTCTATCCTTATCTCCTTTTACACCTAATAATAATTCATAAAAAGGATTATCTTCAAGCTCTTTACTTGTTTTGTTAAAAGCATCAATTATTTCATCACTAATATCGTCTATTTCGGCTTGATTTTCTTTTAATAACTTTTGTATTCTTTTAATATCGTCTTTAAGTATAGTTATGTTTCCACCAACATCACTATAAGGAGTTAAATTTGCATCACTCATCCTTTTCTGTTCAGTTATAACATCTTCTTCTGCTTGTTTTAATTGTCTATTTAATCTTATTCTTTCTGCTAAAAATTCTTTTTCTTCTTCTTGCAGCACACTTTCTGTAGCATTAAATAAAGCTAATTTTCTTTTAGCATCTAAAAAGTCATCTATTGATCCAGTTGCTTCATTGTAACCTTCATCTGCAAGTCTTTGTAGAGCAACAGTTCTTTCTTCATCCGATCTGTTGGCATCTCTTGATATATCTGCATATCTTTGCAGTGACGCTATTAATCCATCAGCATTAGTCAAAGCGTCATTAAACTCATCAGTTGTTCTAGTTGTTTTTTCTGACATCATTGACATTCTTTCAAGTGCAGCAATTATAATATTTGCTACAACTAAAAATCCTATTGGACCTGTGAAAGCATCTTTTAGAGCAACAAAAGCATTTTTTAAACCACCTGTAGTTCCTATTAAGGTAGTCATTAAAGTAGTTAATTGAGATAAGTTATTTGCTACACCTCTAAAACCATAGTTTGCATCTTGAACACCTCTACTAAATTCAACAAGCGTTGCAGAAGCTAATCCTGTTTTATCTGTCTGTTGCTGTGTAACTAAAGTTAACTTTTTATATTCATTTTCTAAAAGACGTATGTCTTCAGTTTGTTTTCTAAATAATTTGTTATTTGAAGTATTAGCATTTCTTAACTGTTTTAGTTGATTAATTTGAGCTAACATTGCAGAAGCACTTAATTTACCTGCCTTTGCATTTTCAATCATATCAGCATTTAAAGTTTTAAATAAAGCTGAAGAGTCTTTTACTTCTTTATTTAATTCTTTAATGACAAAAGTACCTTTATCGGTAACAGTTATTGTGTATATTAAGTTTTTATTATCTGCCATACCATCTACGTTTAATTACTTCTTTGGCTTCTGTTATTGTTAAAGGAGCTTTGTACTTTCCTTTAGCAATATCTATATAAGGATTAACTCCATAAAAATTATCTGTCTTTAGTAATTCTATTATTAATTTAATCATTATTCATCTGTTTGATCTGCTGTTACAATTCCACTATCTGCGTATATATCTGTTGCATCAACTGTTAACGTTCCTGTTACTGGAGGTGTTACTGGTGAATCAGTTGTTAAACAATCTGCATTGTATATTAAATTATTTTCCCCACCCATATAACCGTGATTATAACATTCGTAACTCATAGTACCAAAGTCACCAGCTACAGTTATAGTTATTGTACCATAATAATAAGTGTAAGTATTTCCGTCTAATCCTGATTTTGAGCCACCAGAAGCTGATCCTGTATATGACAATTTATCTTCTTTACCAAAGTTATGAAAAGCAATAGGATGAGCAGAAGGCACATCATTCATAACATAAGTACTTTGA